CTCAGTGTCATTGAGCAGCACCGTGAAACCTTGGGGCTGGCCAAAGCCGCCCAGGACTACGCAGCAGAGTTCTTTGGTTCGTCAGGCAACATGACTGGTTTCCTATCCAGCCGCGAACCGCTGAAGAAAGAACAAATAGACATCATCCGCGATAGCTTCAACAACAGCGGCGACCGCTTAGGCACCAAGCTGCTGCCGTTTGGTTTTGACTACAACCGCGTGAGCGTAGACCCAGCCAGCGCCCAGATGGATGAACAGCGCGACTTCCAGAACCAAGAGATCTGCAGAATCTTTGGTGTGCCACCGTCACTGGTGGGCGTACAATCCAACGTCACTTACAGCAACACCGAACAGCAGGCCATTCAGTTTGCCAAGTACACTATAGTTCCTTGGTGCAAGCGCCTGCAACAGGAACTTGATATGAAGTTGCTGAACCGAGACAGCAACGAATTCAGCAAATTTGATTTGAGCGACCTGCTACGCGGCGACAGCGCAGCACGCGCCAACTACTATGACACGTTGGTGAAAAGCGGTATCATCAGCATCAACGAGGCCAGAAGCATGGAAGACATGAACGGCGTGGATGGCGGCGACCAACACACTGTGCAGGTCAACCAGATTGCTTTAGATCGCCTTGATGAGTACAGCAATAAGCTAAGCAGCGATGCCGTACAATGATTATCCCAAGGCGATGACTGAGGCCGCTCAGCGCGGCTTTGATCTCAACGAAGAGAAAGGCGGCAGCTGTGCCACAGCCGTTGGCAAAGAGACCTGTCGCATTCTGCGCAATCGTGAGACGTTAAGCGACGATCGCACCGTGAGAATGTACAGCTACTTGAGCAGGGCAAGAACGTATTACAAACCAGACGACACCGAGGCGTGCGGCACTATATCCTATTTGATGTGGGGCGGTGATCCAGCGCTACGGTGGAGTAAAGCAAGAGTCGAAGAAATGGAAGACGAACGCAAGACAAATGAAGAAGTGGAAGAGCGCAAGGCGCCTGATATGGAAAAGCGCACGCGCACTATGGAGATCCGTGCCGCTGGTGAAATGGTACTTGAAGGCTACGCGGCCGTCTTTGACGAAGAGACCGACCTTGGGGCCTTTCGCGAAGTCATCGCGCGTGGAGCGTTCGACGACGTTCTTACCGATGATGTGCGACTTCTGCTCGACCATGAACCGCCACCGCTTGCCAGGACAACCAATGGCACCTTGCAACTGTCGGTCGATGAGAAAGGCTTGAAGTATCGCGCAGAGTTGGTCAACACGCAGGCCGCACGCGATCTGCACGCGATGATAAAGCGCGGCGATATCAACCAATCCAGCTTTGCTTTTACCATTGCCGAACAGGAGTTCGACAGTGAACGTGAGTTGCGCACCGTCACCAAGGTTGCGCGCCTCTTCGATGTATCGCCGGTAACATACCCAGCGTATGAGAATACCGAGGTAACAGCGAGAAAAAAGGCGGTGGAAGTTGTAGAACAGAAAGAGGAAACTGCACCAAGTAAACCTGTTATCTTGGAGCGCAAATCGTGTCACATGAATTTTAAGACAAGCACAGACGCCCAGCAGCACATTCACAAGCTGGAGCAGAAGTTGGAGTCGATCAATGCGATCGCCCAAACGGAAGAGCGTGCCTTGACGGCGGACGAGCTGTCAGAGACGCAAGACATTCACAGCAAGTTGGAAGACGCTGAACACCAGCGTGACGCCCTGGCAAAGAACGAAGCACGCATCAAGCGTATGGCCCACACTGGCGCCGCTTCTGTTGCACAGGAAAAGGAACTGGCCAACGTTGGCAATGAGTTCAACTTGTTGCGCGCACTCAACAACGCTGCACACGGCCGCCCCATGGACGGAGCAGAAGCAGAGATGTTGCAAGAAGCACAGCGCGAAGCATCCAGCATGGGACTTGCCCTGCGCGGAAACGTAGCCCTACCACAGAGCTACCTGCAGATGCGTAACACCTACGGTAACGACAGCGGCCAAGCTGGCGTAGATGATGCCGTGACCACTACGGGAACCGTGGCCGCCGCTGTACGTGAGGCCCTGCGCCCTCGTTCGGTTATTCAGCAGGTCGGTGCCACGCAGCTTACTGGCTTTGTTGGTGACATCAAGTTGCCCACTTTGCCGAATGACGCGGCCAGCACACCAGCAGAAGGTGCAGCGGCTACGGCGTTCACCAGTGCTATGCAGTCAGTCACGCTGACGCCTCAGCGCTACGCCGCAGAAATCACCGTGACCAAAGAGGCATTGAACCAGGCAACTGGTAACATGCAACAGGTCATCGCCACTGACTTTGGTGTAGCTATCGGCACGCAGATTGACCGCGTGGCATTCCAGAACATGATTGATCAGGGCGGCACCTTGAGTGGTGGCACCTTGGCTCTTTCTGCTACCGCTGGCGATAGCCGCGCACAGAGTGAAGCCACGATCGTCTTGGCCACGGAGACTGGAACCAATGACCTGGTAGTAGCTAACGCCAATGACGTTGCCAAACTTTGGGGCACGATCAGCGGCAATGGTGTTGCCAACGGTGCCTTTGTGATGCACCCCAGCACCGCAGCCGTTCTGTTCAACACCAACACCACTGGCGCCGGTGGCGCTCCCGTGATGGCGAACAATCAGATCTACGGCTACAATGTTGTGACTACGGGTACTTTCCCACGCCTCGACATTGATGCGGCCAAGGCTGACCAGTTCTTGAACGGCGGTTCTGACGTTGCTTTCGGTGACGTTGCCGAATGTGGCGGTATCCTCTACGGTGACTTTAGCAATGTTTTCTGGGCCACTTGGGGCGGATTGAGTCTGACCATTGATCCTTACAGCGGCGTTTCCGCTGGCACGGTGAAGATTGTGGCTGACCAGTTCTTCGATGTCAAGTTGCGGACGCCAGACCACATGGGCTTCTTGCTGACCAACGACACAGGAGCAACCATCTTGGGTGCGTAATCCTGAATAAAACGGCACCACGATTGCGGGGACAATGGAGTAACTGCATAGAGGGTGACCACATAAATTGGGAGGGCTTCGGCCCTCCCTTTTTTTTGTCGAAATTGCCGTCATGCGTTACACCATAGAAGAAAATTTAACCGTGCTGGTTGGCGGTCAGGCGCCTAGTTCGGTAATCAGCACCGCTGATTTAAAAGCACACTTGCGCGTGACGCACAGTGATGAAGACTCTTTGATAGAAGCTATGCGGCAAGCGGCTATCAATTACGTGGAGAACATGACCAATGTGCGGTTAGGCAAGCGCATTGCTTACATCTACTATGATGATGTCTTGAAAGACTATGAAATACCTATCGGCCCAGTGGACACCTGGGGAGGTTTGCAGTATGCCAACGGCGCTGGTGAAAGCTATGTGACTCTAACTCAGGACACAGATTACATTATAAATCTAAAGCGCAACCCAGCGCGCATCCAGCTGATTAATATGCCAAGCGCATACACGTACAATCTGTCAAAGATTAAGGCGACGGTATCACTGCTTGGGTATGATGCGGCCTCAGTGCCTGCGCCACTGGTTCACGCAATCAAGTTGCTGGTGTCGCACATGTACGAACTGCGGCAACCAGAAATCACCGGCACGATCACTACCAAACTGAAATTGGGTTTGGAAGCGTTGGTCAATCCTTACCGCATTATTTCCTTTAGATGAGGTTCAGTCAGCTAGATAGAAAGATTGATCTGCGCCGCATCACCAGCAGCACGCAGGACGATTACGGCCAGCCGGTGAACACTACGGCAGACACTAGCGTTTGGGCGCAGGTGATATACGCAGGCAGTGCCAGCGAGAGTAAGAAGGCGTTCCAGATATTCCCGCAACGCAGCGTCACCTTTATCATTCGTCACCCTAACCCCACTGACGCTGGCGGTGGCATCACCATTGCGCAGGATGATACAATCATCTTCGAGACGCGGGAATATGAGATACTAGGATTTGAAGAGATTGGCCGGCGTGACGGCCTGCGCATCTTCTGCAAAGAGAAAGGCAGCGATGGGCGTTAGACTTCGTGAGGCGGCGTCAGGTCGTATTGGCAAAGGTCAGGCCGGCGAAATCGTGGGGCTTGATGAACTAGTGGTGCAGATTGGACGCATTGGCGACTTCCCAAAGGAAATGGCCAAGGAACTGCGCAAGGGAAACAGGAAGATTGGTAGCGCGGCCAGCAATAAGCTGAAGCGCAAGTTGCGGCCTCTACAGTTGAAAGATGACTTTAAGGTTTACGAAGGCACGCAAGGCATGACCAGGGCAAAGCGCGGTGAAGGCAAGGTGCGCATGGAAATACCTAAAGGCACCTTGGCACGGAGCATAGGCGTGAAGAATAGCCTAGGTAGTAAAATCAATGTCTTTGTTGGACCGCGAGCAGGCGGCACCTTAAAAAATGATGGCTGGTTCGCAGGCATTGTAGAGAGCGGCCATGTTGGCGGCATGAATAAGACGGTAGGAAGTCGCAACTACAATCAGATTGTACCATTCTTTAAGCGCTACCGACCTGTTATGGAACGTATGTTCTTGGCACACATGCGCGCCACTTTCAATAAATACAAGCTGTAATGGAAACAGGCAAAGCGATATATAAGCTGCTCAAAGACAGCGTGGCGGTAGGCGCAATCTGCGGTGATCGCATCTACCCAGAGTTAGCCCAGCAAGATGCTGTGACGCCGTTCATCGTCTACACGGTAACCGACACCACACCCAGCGGCACTAAGAACGCCACATCCAAACTGGACACCGCGCGCGTAGAACTGTACTGCATCGCCGATGACTATGAAACTGGAATGAGCCTAGGCATTGAGGTCCGTTCTGCGCTAGATAGGCAGTCAGGCACAATCAATGGCGTGGAGGTTCAGTCTATTGACTTTGATACTTCTGACATTCAGTTCGAGCCAGACCAAAGGTTTTACATCCTTGAACAGACTTACGACGTGCGAATCCAACGCACAGGCACAGCCGTCAGCGTAGCACAGTTCCCAGGCAACACCTTCACCGTTGAAGAGGTAGACGGCGACCCCAGCGGCGCGGTAAATAAATTGGTGGTATCGAACGGTGCTTTGAGCATTAGCGGCAACACCGCCACTATTACCACTGGCGGTGGAGCGTTTACAGATTTAAGCGATACGCCAGGTACACTAGGCACGGTTGGCCAAGTGGTCGCTGTAGCTAGTGGCGGCACTACGTTGGAATTCGTAGACCAGAGCGGCGCTGACGTACAATATCACGACCGCTACAGCACCGAGGCAGAGAGCGAGCGCAGCGGCGCCACGGCTACGCTGGAGATCTACTACACCGCGCGACCTGACGGCGACGGCTATGCGGAAAGCGAAGTGAGCGACGTCGGCGAGACCGACACGATCAACCGAACGCTGTACTACAGCGACAAATTCCAAGCCGACCCAGACACCGCAGGCGACTGGACGCAGTACACCGCACAGCCAGCAGATAACGCCACGTTCGCCACAGCTAAGGCGGCGCTCCTTGCCGGCCTGAATGAGACCGACGCCACAGCCGAGACGCGCGGCACGTTGCCGCTGTCGCTGAAGATGGTGCGCACTACGGTGGCGCCTAGTAGTGACTTGTTGTTAGATCTTTACCCAAATGCGGCAGCTGCTTTTAGCGTGCGCAAGCTGGACCAAGATTACACTGGGTACTGCATGCGCGTGCGCGAGGATAGCGGCGACACTGAAGCTGACATCGGCTTCGACGGTAGTGGCGGCGTCGACCAGTCTGCAATAGCCACGCATTGCGGCAGCGCTAGCGGTTACGTAGTCACCTGGTATGACCAAAGCGGCAATAGTGAGGACGCCACGCAGAGCACACCTTCCTTGCAACCGCAGATATACAACGGCACAGCGGTGTTCACTAATGGTTCACCAGCCCGCGCAGAAATTAGAGCGACAACAAATGCAAGGATGACGCTTGGCACATTGGCGCATGACGTAGACCGCAAATATTTTGGTGCAGCCACAGCCAGCGTGAGTAGCTTCTGTGTTTTGTTTGGTAGCAATAGCACAGCAGATTATGAACTCTTGGCGAAATCAGGTGACACTGGAAGTATTTTCGACGGCGGCGGCGCGATAGTAAATCGCAACGGTGCGCAATGGTTTGATTTTGTGACTTTGACCAAAGACCGCAACGACGTTTGGACTGATTTCAGCAGTCAAAGCATTTTCATGGTTGACCACTTATTTGCGACGGTAACAGGCCGCACTACGCAATTGGGTTATGCCACGAATGGTATTCCAATGTTCCACATGCAGGAGCTTATTATTTACCCAACCGGCACAAGTCATGCAGTAAGCGACATTGAAGACGCTATCAACTCATACTTCCAAGTGTACACATAATGGCTACCGTCTACCTCCCCGTCACCGCGCGCCTGAACCTCACCAGCGAGCAACGCGCCAAAGGCATCAGCCGCGAGCTTTACAACCTGAAGTTGCCTAAGCACCTCCACGAACCTGGGCGCACCACTACGATGCTGCTGGCCACCATCCAGCACCCAGAAACAGGACAGTGGGCGTGCGTCGGTGATACGGATCTAGCTATCAACGTACACCCACAGCGCGACTTGCATGCGCTCATCGCTTTGTTCCCCCAGCTCACGCAGGAGGAGCGCGACGCGATGACGTACTACATCAGCACGTCGCCGGTGGTGATGTTCCAATATCTGATGCCTAGTGACTCTGAAATATTGACGCAAGAGGAAGCAGAAGCGGCGGGTTGGTTCGGTGATTCTATCTAAATTGCTGTCA